GTTGTTTTTGTCGATTCTCAAAACAACAAACGAAAATGTACACTGTAAAGGATGGAAGCTATACAGGACTTCAAGCCAAGAGCACACGCTGAGTCTTCAGCATGACAGGAGGCGAGTAGTCGGTGTTGGTAGTGATGCCATAGTCAAGGTCGAGTATTTTCTGCGCCGCAGAGTTGTTGATCCATGTGCCGAAGGTGGCTACTCCCAGCTGGTAGTCAAGTTCGTCTTGCTCGCAAGTTGTGAGCTCATACCGTCGGTACACCTCTTCAGAAGTGATGTGAAACACGGGGTACAGTGGATTGTCAACAGTCTTAAGAGCGCCAGTGGCTTGGCCGACAAAGGCAGACTTTGTACAAGTAAGTGGTGGTGTAGATTTCTTCATAGCGGTGATAAGCGGAAACACAGCACGAGGATACATTCCTTGGAGAAGTCCGTATTGAAAGGACTGACCACGCGAACGTATAGGGCCGCGCCCAGGCAAGTCTTCTTTACATGTGCCGGATGCGCGTAAAAGCACACCGAGATTAAGAAGAGGTCGAATCTTACCGCAAACGTCGAAAACTGGTGAATGTTTCAGGAATTGCACTTTTGAAAAATCACGAAGTGGTTCACAACCAGTCACAACATAACCTGCACGCTCAGCGGCTGCGGTTAAAGTAGCGGGTGTGATTTCATCGCAAAAAGATATAGCGTATCCTATCAAAAGGGAGGCTAAATTGTTGATGGCAGTAGTGAGTGTACTACCGGAGAAGAGGCGAGGGTTGCGGAATTTAATCTCAACCATTGGTCCTCCTCTTTGCAATGAATTTGCGCGCACACGTAAAGGAGCGCGGCATTGAGCCACTAGGGACCTGGCATCGTGTAAACAATGCTCAGGAAAAAGCTGCAATAAGGCTTGAAACAGAAATTCAGAATGTGAAGCATCACAAGACGAAATATCGAGATTGTACCACTGTAACACTCCATTCACCCGGATCGCCAAGGTGGAATCATCGGAGAAATAGACGAAATAAAAACGCCCAGGAGGATTGTACAATTTTTCAAAAACGTCTTGCATAACGAAGGGGTCGGGTGATTTGACGAAACGAAAGTGCCCTCCATTAGCTTCAAGAATATGTACAGATTGTGCTTCTTTTACAATGTTCATAAGCCAGGCCCCGGCAAGAGATGCATTAGTGTGAAAATCGATGACAGCACGACCGGGTTTTTCCGGTCCTTTGCTATATTCATACTTGAGCATCATTTCTACACGAGCTGATCGTGCATTGGGGTATAGCCAATGAGACGTGTTATTATACAAGTCTCCAGTGGTCTGGAGATCATCATATGCATGGACTCGCAACACCTTCTTTGGGTGGGGGTCCGCATGATGGCGACGGGCTTCCTCTTCGCGTCCGTGGTACTCATCGAAATGTGGTGCATAAGCAACCGCGGCGCTAAGCAAGAAATCCTGGGCAACAGCAATAAAAGCGCCTTGTTGTCGAAAAAGCGCTTGATGCCTGCCAGGTTCAAGTGGAAACCGAGCAGCCAGCAACCGGTATTTGATAGCTTCAGCTATTGTATGATTGGTCCTTTCAATCATAATAGCACTATGACTAACACCTGGTCCGAAACATGTGCGTTTCTGGAAGCTGACTGATTGTTCTTCCTCAGGAAAACGAAAAGAGCCATCGGCTAAGGCAAACTCGGCCCCAATGGTGTAATCGTAATCATTGGAAGAAAGAAAATCCTTCCTCAAATTGTTGGGCTGGGTCCCTATGCAGTAGGGAGCCCGCTGCTCTGGGATGCCGAAGCAGGTGCCGTGCTGCGAAAAGTTGGCGCTGTGGCCACGGTGACTTTCGCCTGTGCGTTCAAGAAGATAAGATCTTGGAGAATCCGCTGTTGAACAAAATATATGATGGTGTCGATCATCACATGAAGTTCGCGGACCCAATTGGCGTAATCATCGGCCAAAAGAACGACTTGCAGCACTGCTTGAAAAGCTTCAGGCCTCAATCCAGCCGCTGTGACATACGCGCGGCCGAGCAGTTTGTGGCGTTTGTCGAGGAGATAGGTAAACATGGCGGAAAAAATATGCGTTTTTGTTGCATAATCATAATGCTCAGCAAGCAAATTCATGTCCTCTCGATTCCTCTTGTTACGCCAGGGTATGAGACCCATAAACAAATGTTTTGGTGTGGCATTCACCCATGTGGTGGCAAGTTCAGTGGCGGCACCAGGTGCAACAGCATTGCAAGCGGCCGCCTTCCCGTCAGACAAGGAGAAAGCAGCCATAAACCCTTCACTAAGCACCCTCCAAAGTCGGCGCCCGCGCTCGGTGAACTGGGTCACAGCCTGGGGTCTATAATTGTGATAAATGACGACCCCATGCCAACGCATGCATGGTTCAGCATACCCAGGGGGCCACCAGCTTTCGGGTGCACCGCTGCTGGTGTATTTCTCGCCGGTGGCTGCCAACCACGCTTTAGTGAATGTTTGAGATTGGGTCTCGACAGTATCGTCAAGATCGGCAAGCATGACGTTTCTGCGCCGTTCGCGGCATTTGCACTCAAAGAACAGGCAACGTGCACAGTCTGCGCCCAGGAATCTGGCCACAATATGCTCAACTTGTTCAATGCCGGCAACAACTCCGGCAATCATGGCTTGGATGTTTGCAAAATTGCGGAATGTAATCAAGTCGTTCCACATCCTGGGTGCACGCACGAAAATGTCCCTAGTCCGCATTCCTTCATAGTCAACTGGAAGGGCCTCACTCTCGAAGTAGCGCAGACGCGGCACTGCTCTAGAGGCTGCATTGCCCCAGCCTCGTGGTCCGACTTTGACAACCAATTGCCGCTCTGGAACGTCAAGTCGTGCGTCTCGATAAAATTTCAGCTTGCTGCTGGAATCATCGGCCAGATCAAAAAGAGCAGTCTTAGTTGCTGGTGGGAGAACGTCGGCAACGATGTTCCTCTGAATGGCATCGCGCCGAACAACACGTCGCCCACTGGTAGTCGTGTACTCCTGAGGCGATGGTGAGCAAGCGGGGTATGCAAGGGGGACGTCATTTCTTTGGGCGTCGGCTGGAGCGGGGAGTGCGAGTGGAATTTTGACCTCCAAATCCTCTGCAAAAGCAGGTGAAAATTTCTGATCTTTGGGGGTCAAAGGTGGTTGCATAATGGGTGCAGTGGGCTGGTGGAGTGGTGGTTGCACAATGGTTTGACGAAGTGGTGGAGGATCTGACATGGGGATTGGAGGCATCTCATCCAGAATACGCTGCCCTTCTATAAGTGCCGCAGTTTTCACAATGTCATCTCGACTCAATTGGAGGGCGACACCCAGATGGAAGTGCACGTCGACGCATGTCTTGACATCGTCAGTGCACCTCTCATAGACGGGTGGTTTTGGTGGCTTCTTCTCTTTCTCAGCGAGTCGACGTGCAGCATTCATCAGAGGGTTGCGAACACGATGATAATGCGCACCTCGCGTACACTCCCGTTCCCGCGCGCATGGTAAGAAATCACGACTCTCGATCAACTTGGCCAGATCGTCAGTGTTAGTAAATTCCCCGTTGTTACCATTGATCTGGACAACAATTGGGTCAGGGTAATCTTGCCACTCGCCGCTGCGGGAAATCTCCATCAACCAGTCAATCGTGCGTGTAGTCCACACAGCAGGTGCAGCTTTCAAGACTCTCTTGTAGAAGCGTGCACAACAGAATTGACCAGCCCAAAAATACACTCGCCCACTCTCAACGGCCATTGGTGCAAGGGCGGGGATCGCCCACCCATCTGCTGCCAGACCAGCCACATAGGCGCGGTGTGTACTTCCTTTGACGACCATACCAACGGGATTGACAATGACTTTGCGGACGACTTCCTCGATCAGGCCACGCGACATGACAACGAGGTCGGGGACTATTACAGCAGTCTTGCCCTCAACTACATCGTCAGAATTTGTCACCTCACCATTGTTGCCGTTCAACCGTTCACAACTGTTGACAGCAATCCGGGCGGGTAAACTGCGTGGCCGGGTCTTGGGGGCGGGTGGGTTGATGTAAACTTTGGTCTCCCCGTCGAAGAGGTAGTACCCGCACAATGGTTCACCTTTGTCATCAAGTGGCTGCCTGTTAAACAACCCGCACTGAAGCCCCTCAGCGTCAGAGTCGAAGCACTCCCAACTGTGCAAGTGGATCCTAGGTTGCCCCTTCTCATCAAGCTCGGGCGTCGGGGCAGGGGCTGGTGCAGGAGCTGGCTTGGTGCGCTCTGGGGTGACCAGCTTCTCCTCCCTGAAAGCCGAAACAGGCTGAGGTGCAGGCGTGGCACGCTGGGTGACGACCGCGGGGACGGTCCTACGTCCGGCAGTTCGATTCTGGCGTTCATGGGCCAATCGAGAATTCGCCATCAAGTTCACCATTCCAGTAGGAATGAGGTAGATGAACAAATCTGCGCCGTTCGGATTGGCCACATTCATCCCGCCAAATGTGATCGTAGGCGGGAGTGCTGCTGTTCCAGTACCATTGTACAGGAAACATGACACCATGGTGGCGATCCCAGAAGTCGTCACTTGTTGGGGACTTCGAATCTCATCATCCGCTTCAATTCCACCTTTCGAGTAGATATCCTCTCCCAATGACAACCCGTTGGAGTACGTAATTGTGACGGGTGGCTCCATCTTGGTCTCAGCGCCATTGCTGTACAAGATATATGTCAGCTGGTAACTAGACTGTGGTGGCAATTGGAAATCGAGCGTCAGCACGGTGTTGCTGGCGCGAGTCACTCCAATCGTGTCATAAACGCCATCGTCGGGCACGGCAGTATCATACAGTGCCAGGGGCGTCGATGCTGTTGGATTCAGAGGAATGTGGTAGAGCGTCTGTTGATGTCCAGGCCTCAACATCACGGGCTTCAAGAGAAGGATGTCGTACGTGATCCACAACTCACCTGCCCCGCCGTAAACGGTTGCAGCTCCCTGGGTGAAGACGTTAACACGCGCAAAGGAGTAGAAATGATCATCGGGTGCACCAATGGGAGGTCCAATATACAACGGTTGGTTTGGTGTCTGGGTGGGGTCGCACTCAATCGGACACATCAAGGCATCGCAAGGCCGTCCACTCACTGCAAACATGGTGTTGTTGATCATGGATTTTGTTGTGGGCTCCGGCTCGTAAACGTCGTACTGGACGCTAATGGACACTGATCCCATACCGGCGGACGAGCCAGTAGTGAAGGATGCAAGCGGCTTGTACTCAATAACGGCACCAAGAACCTTGTACTGCTGGTAATTGGAAACGATAGAGCTGAGCCAAGGGAACATGACGTTGCTGGTTGGATTGAAACCAATTGGCACATTGGAGGGGAGAATAGTCATCCCGACGTCGCCAATGTATTCACGGTGACAGACGCGAATAGTCTCGTCATTTTTGTGCATCCGAGGGACTTGTGACACGGCAGCAGTTTGAATGCCCATGACAGAATTGTTGACAAGTGGAAATGGTGGTTCAATGTCGGTGTAATCTCCGACTCCGATCACAGACCCAAGGAGTGACTCTGCAGCACTACCGAGCCACCCACCAAGTTTTGACCCGACAGACTTTCCGAGGCTCTTGCCCTTCCCTTTACGGTAGGCTCCACGCCCACGAATGGGCGCTCCTCCAATGGCATCTTCAATGCCTTTGATCTTGTCGAGGTACTCCTTTTGTTTTGTCAACTGAATGGTGCGCTTCTTCCTCTTCTCTTTGCCTTTGTCTTTTTGTGCCTGGCTCTTCGGTTTCTTGGTGCCTTTCTTCTTTTCATCGCCACCACCGAGACCTAAATTGAAAAAGATCGGGTGGTCAGGGTTCTCACGAAGGAACGTGGCGAATGAACATGCAGTACGGATCTTCTCTGCACGAAGGGAGGCATCCTCACCAGGCAACAACGGATGCGACCCTAGTCCAAGTGGCATTGTGACGACTGGTGTGGTACCAGTGGCGGGAGGGTCATCACAATCTGAACCAGAAGGGGCATCAAAAGGATCATAAGGGTGGTCACGAGCGTACTGTCTCATTGAAGAGCTCCAGTACTGCCCATTCTCATTGGGTTGATCAACCCATCCCTTCTCGCCCATCTTCGGAGGGCGGCGGTCCGTTGCTGAGTGTGCTGTGTAATCTCCCTGAGGAAGATCGTCACACAAAGGCGGCATGACGGAGTCATCTAAGTCATCGTCGTCATGGTAATCACTTGGGTGGGGAGGATGAGGATCGTACGGATCGTACTGAAACCCACCTAGTGAGAAAAATGCTGTTCTTGAACAGGCGGCATGGGCCTGGTGCAGTGTGTTTTGGCCTTCAGCCGTGGCGACCTGCGGTGCCACATGTGCCATAGTGGTGTTTGGCACGGTTGGTGTTATTTCACCAGAGTCACAGCTCTGGAGGGATTGGGCCCCACTACCCTCTCCTTTTGTCAACGAAAGTCGATCACCGAACACTTTCGCTGCTCCCTGCATCAATAAAGAGTCAGTCGCGGCGGAAAACCGGCCCACATGGACGCGTTACACGCAGAACCATAATTTGTGGGTTGCTGGGGTGCGAACCCAGACTGAAATTTAAAGATGTGTGTTCGAGTTTGTGAGACGTTTGAGTTGCTGTTGGTCTTGTGTTCAAAATGCATTATCCATGGCGCCCGTTCTTTCCTATTTAAAGTACTAGAATGGGTTTTACCCCGTCCGAAGACGGCATGCACCTGTCGGGTCGAGGCAGCGCTTTGGTACTGTTCTCGTGGCAATTACGCCCCCTTTACACTACACACAACGGCGTTACACCACACACACGCCATAAAGAAACAAACAACGAATAACCAAGCGAGCCCAAAATATGGGAAGCGAACCAAAAAATCAAATATGAGTTGAAAGGACATGGTTCGAGCCGAACTGCTTGCAGCCTGGGTACCTCCTTTGAGGTCGCTCTAAAAGCCCGTAGTTAACGGTGAAAACCGGC